GGTCGAGGACTTGGAAGTGATTGACGACGGCAAGCCTGCCGACTCAAATCCTACGGGCGGGGGTCAGTCAGCCGAGCTCTAGCCCTGGTGCTGGTGCAAACAGGCTTCTGGCCCCCGGATGTACCCTTCACAGTGAAAGACCTCAATACGGTCTTGGAAATCATCAGAGAAAGCCAACGCTGATGCCGGCGACAGTCAAGACCGAGATTGTGGGCGTGAAGGACACAATCAAAGCCCTGCGCCGGATTGACCCCGAGCTGCGAAAGCAGTTCAACCGCGACATGAAAAGCGTGCTGGCTGGGACGGTGGCCGAAATCAAGGCCGGGTATCCCAACGCGCTTATGTCTGGAACAGTGCGCGACTGGACGCCAAACCTTGAGCGCGGTTATCAGATCTTCCCATGGAACGCTGCAAAGGTCCGCCGGGGCTTGACCGTCAAGACTTCAACGCGCAAGAACAAAAACAGCGTCGTTTACATCAGCCAGTCTGTTCCAGGGGGCATTTTGTTCGAGACTGTGTCGCTCAATAACGAGCTGGGGCGAAACATTCGCACGATTGCGCCGCGGTCAATGTGGCCGACTGTCGACCGAAATCAAGGTGAAATCCTTGACGGGGTCCAGAAGATCGTTGTCAGGGTTGGCGACCTTGTGCAGAAGGAGATTGGGTAATGGCAATAACTATCCCCATCCTCACCGACTTCAACGGGCAAGGCATTGACCGTGGCATCGCAAAGTTCAAGCAGCTCGAGGGCACCGGGGCCAAGGCTGGCTATGCGATCAAGAAGGCGGCTTTGCCCGCCGGCGTTGCAGTCGCCGCTCTTGGCGCTGCTGCATTTGATGCAGTCAAGGGCGCAATGGCTGATCAGGCGGCTCAGGAGCAGCTGGCCCGCACCCTGCAAAGCAGCACTAGGGCCACCCGGGGCCAAGTCGCGGCAGTTGAGGATTACATCACCCAAACGTCAATGGCCGCTGCCGTTTCTGACGAGGAATTGCGGCCCGCGCTGGCGACTCTGGCGCGAGGCACCGGCGACCTAGAAAAGGCACAGAAGGGGCTGGGACTTGCCCTGGACATTGCCGCCGGCACGGGGAAGCCGCTTGCCAAGGTTTCTGAAGCACTGAGCAAGGCATACGCCGGGAACCTCAAGGGCCTTACGTCGCTGGATCCGCGCATGAAGGCGCTTATCAAGGATGGGGCCACGGCCGAGGAAGCCATTGGACTTCTGTCCAAGACGTTCAAGGGTGACGCTGCAGCTGCTGCCGACACGGCGCAAGGCAAGTTCAAGAGCTTGGGCATTGCGCTCGAGGAGACCAAGGAAAGCGTGGGTGCGGCCCTTCTGCCCGCCATTGAGGCCGTGCTCGGACCGTTGCAGGCGTTCGGCGCATGGGCTCAGCGCAATCCCAAGGTGTTCCTGGCACTGGCCGGCGCAATCGGGGCAGTGGCCACGGCCGTGCTGGCGATCAACGCGGCCATGAAGATCGCCGGCGCGATAGCCCTCCTGACCAATCCAATTGGCCTGATCATCGTCGCCGTTGCGGCTCTCACCGCTGGCGTCATTCTGCTCTACAAGAAGTCCGAAACCTTCCGCGACGTGCTTCAAAAGGTTTGGGCGGCCGTCAAGAAAGCCGTTGAGGTCGTCGTCGACTATTTCGACGGGCCGGTAAAGGCAGCGTTTGACGTAATCAGCGGGGCGATTTCGGCCATTGTGTCGCTGGTAAAGGGCGACTTCTCTGGCGTGTGGGAAGGGCTAAAGACGGCCGCTGGCGGCGTGCTGGACGGCATCAAGGAAACGTTGCTGGCATTCCCGCTAAAAATCGCCACCGCTGTGCTTGACATTGGAAAGTCAATTGTCAGCGGCATTGCCAGTGGCGTGAGCGACTTGGCAACGAAGGTGTGGGACAAGATCAGCGGCTTGCCTGCTGCGCTCATTCTCAAACTAAAGGACTGGGTTGAAGGGCTCGGCAACATTGGCAGTCGAGTCATTACCTACATCGTCAATGGCGTCACCAGCTTGGCAACCGCGATCTGGGATAAGATCGGCGGCTTTGTCGATGCCCTGATCACCAAGGTCGGGGGCATTGCCAAAGAGATTAAGGAGATTGGCTCCAAGATCATTGGCTACATTGGCGACGGTCTGGACGCCGGCGCAACTGCCCTGGCCAACATCGTCAAGGGCGCAATCAACGTCGTGATTGACGCGCTAAACGTTGGCGTGAAGGCGATCAACAAGGCCATTGGCGGTATCAACAAAGTCAATCCGTTTGACGACATTCCCAGCGTGCCCAAGATCCCAAGGCTGGCAAAGGGCGGGATCGTTACCCAGCCCACGCTGGCCCTGATTGGCGAGGCTGGCCCTGAGGCGGTCGTTCCGCTTAACCGCGCCGGCGGCATGGGCGGCATCACCATCAACATCGAGGCGGGCCTTGTGTCCACGCCTGACCAGGTGGGCCAGCAGATCATTGAGGCAATTCAGCGGGCGCAGCGGCGCTCAGGACCGGCTTTCGCAGCGGCATGAGCCTTCCGACCATTCAGGTACTGGTTGGCTTTCAACAGACGGCTGGGTTTGCCACGCCGTTTCAGCTCGACATAGACCCCTACGGCAAGCTGAACACCGGCACCCTGGGCGGCGTTCAGATGGTTGACGTCACCAGCATGGTCAAAAGCATCGGGATTACCAGGGGCCGCAACCGTGACACCGAGCAGTTCAACGCCGGCACGGCATCGGTGGTGTTTTACGACCCTGACCGCGACCTTGACCCGCTGAACGAGGATTCGCCGTATTACCCGTGGGTAGGCCCGCGCATGCCCATCGAGGTCTACGCGAACGGCTTGCCGATCTACGCGGGCACGATCACCGATTGGGACCTCGATTACGATTTCACCACGCTCGGCAACCGCATGACCGCGCAGTGTGCTGACAACTTCACCGTGTTGGCGAACATGACGTTTGCCGAGTGGACACCTGCCGAGCAGAAATCAGGCGCTCGGATCACTGCATCGCTGGCACGGCCCGAGATTTCCTATCAGGGCGCTCGATCCCTAGCAACGGGGCAAAGCACGTTGGGCGGGACTCCAGGCCATGCCAGCGCATACGACGTCGACCAGGGCACCAACGTCCTCAGCTACCTGCAGCGCGTTGCCGCGTCCGAAGGCGGGTTTCTGTTCATGGATCACGCCAACATCCTGACGTTCGTCGACCGTAGCCAGAACATCAACCCGTCAGCCGTAGCCGCGTTCACCGAGGACGGCACCGGCATCGCTTACAGCTCATTGCTCAACCAGTTCGGTGACGAGCTGCTTTTCAACAGCATCCAGATGCAGTCCCCGGCCGGGAATGTGCAGACGGCCACCGATTCCGAAAGCATCGCTAGGTATCAGGCGTCCCAGTATTCGAAGCTTGACCTGCTCAACAGCACGACCACGGAAGTGCTGAACCTGGCCAACGCCTTTCTCGCCACTCATGCGAACCCGGTGTTGCGATTCACAGGCGTCAGCCTGCAGCTGGCGGCTTATGACGTCGACGATCAAAATGACGTTCTGGCACTTGACTTGGTGGCGGTCGTGACCGTGCAGAAGTCCTACGACGTTGGAAGTCCGGCAAGCCTTACCGAGTCGCTAATTGTCAGTGGCATCCAGCACGCCATTACGCCGGGAAGCCATACGGTGTCCCTGACCTTTGAGCACACCGATTCCCGTGCATACTTCACTTTGGATGCTGCCATTCTCGGCAAGCTTGATTTCAACTATCTCTATTTCTAGGAGCGGGCCGTGGCAATCACACCAAACACCACATTCGTCGCCGGCAACGTGCTTACTGCCGACCAGATGAATCGTTTGCCGTGGGGCATCATGGCAACGGCAACAGCGTCAAGTACTAACCAGACCGGCATTACGGCTGTGGCAGACGTCACCGGCTGCAGCGTGACGTTTACTGCGGTGGCAAACCGTTATTACATGGTCTTTGGTTATGCGACGGTGTCCAGCACTGCAGGCACTCCAGCACTACAGCAGTTGACGGTAACTAACAGCGCGGCCAGTACCACTTACGCGCTTGAAATAACTCACTTCACTATTGGCGGCGGAAACGTTGTGACCGCTGACTGCCAAAGCACGCCATTCACGCTAACCGCAGGTAGCAATACGCTGAAGCTCAGGTTCGGGCAATCAGGCGGCGACACCGCGACCTACACCGTCAACAACGCCACACGGCCTGCAAGCATCGCAGTCTTTGACCTCGGCCAAGCATGAGCCCCGAGGACGCGCACACGATCCGCCAGGACATACGCGAATTGCGCGAGGCTTTGGCGACCGTGGAGACCCTGCAGCGTGAGGCCAATCACCGCCTCGGCAAGCTTGAAGGGCGCGTGTTCGAAATCGAGCTCTGGCGTGCGCGTCTGCAGGGCGCAGCAGCAACCAGCCGCGTCGTTTGGCTTCTGGCCGGCGGGGCAATCACCGGCATCATCGTCGGAATCATCAACAACACCTAGGGGACGTCGTGATCAGCAACGGGCAGGCAACGCTACGGAAGGCAGGGCACTACCTCGGGGCGCAGGAGGGTGCCAAGCCCAACCGTTCCGGCGATCCGATTGTCGACGAGTGTCAGGAAATGTACGGCCTGCTGGGTGTGCCCTGGTGCGCCTGTTTCGTCGGGTATGTGATCGACAAGTCCGAGTCGTCGGCGCAATACAAGAAGGACGCCAAGGCCGTCGTGCATCCGTCCACGGCCGAGATGGTCGCCCGAGCTCGCCGGAAGGGCTGGTACGGCCCGCACGGCAAGAACACCAAGCCGGGTGATCTGTTCATCATCGACGGCTTGCATGTCGGGTTCGTCAACGCGCTGAACAATGACGGCACCTTCCAGACCATCGAGGGCAATGCCAGCAATGGCGTCAGGAGCCTGACCCGGGCATGGTCGGACGGCTGGCAGGTGATCAGCATCCCCGGCGTCGGCAACCCCGGGCCTGCGGCCGTGGTCGACGGCTACGGGTTCGACGACACCAGCGTGAAGGTCTATGGCGGCTGGCCGACCCCCCAGGCGCGTGACCAGCAGCTGCGGAAGTTTGCCGCCGCCAACCCGACCTACTGGACTCAGGCCGTCAGGGTGCAGGCCAACAGCAAGTACGCCTTCCGCGCTGGCCCCGAAGGAACGTGGAATCGCTGGACGTTTGGCCCGTGGCTTCACAACACTGGCAAGCAGACGCGGGATGAGCAGATGAAGAAGTGGAGCGAGAAGCACAAGGCCACGGCCCGCCCGTGGAAGAAGTCCTACAAGGAAGCGTGAGCCATGCCGCCTGAGATCGTCCCGCCCAGCACTGTCGTCATCGAGCCGCCGCCGGCCGAGCCGACCGACTACGACGAGAAGCAGGAGAACCCCGAGTGATCCCGAAGATAGGACCGTCGACAATCGCAATCCTGACCGCCGCTGTTGTGGTCATGGTCGCTTTCGTCGATACGTTCGTGGAGGGAAGCCCGAGCGTGACGCTTGCCGCCATTAGCGCAGCTCTCACGGCCCTGCTGGGCGTGCTGCGTTCATGGCAGTCCGTTTCAGCAAATGGGGAGAAGGCATCATCCGACGTTCAATCGCCGCTTGGGGATTCCTGATCGCAGCATTGCTGCTGGTCGGGTCCATCGAGGCAAATGCAGCACCGTGCCAAGCCCACCAGGGCAAGGCCAAGTCAGAGTGCATCAAGCAGGCAAAGCGGGACCGCATGGCATGGCCCCCCAAGCCGTCCGAATCTGAGATTCGCCGGCGCATCGGCACCGTGCAGTGGCGCAAGGCCGAGCGCGTGGCAGTGTGCGAAACCGGTGCCAATTGGCAGCACTACCCCCACGGCACCTACATCGGGGGCATGGGCATGTACCGGCGCACCTACGGCATTGGGCAGGCCGTCACCGGCTACCGCTGGCCGTCCGAGGGCGCTACCAAGGCCGAGCAGATCGCAGTCGCGCACATTGTCGCGCAGCGGTTCGGTTGGTCCGCGTGGGGTTGTGGGTCCGCGTGAGGCTGTAGCCTGCCGCCAGCAGTACGAAAGGGGAGAGAATGAAGTGTCCGCACTGTGGACACCCCGACCGCATCCACGCGGGGCCGGGGGCTCAGACGCTCACGCCCGGGGCTTGCGCCTGCCACCCACCTGATACGCCATGCCCCTGCCCGGGCTGGCGTTACTGGTTGAAGGGCGACGAATGGCAGCAGGAGCTGCAGTTCGAACAGGATCGGGTGGATAAGCACTTCGGCAAAGAAATGTCGACGCTTTGGGAGTACGACGACTAACCAGGGGGAACGATGCAGCAGATGACGATTGCCGAGCTCCACGCTCTGCTCAACGAGGTTGACCGAGCAGCACCGAGGGATTGGAAGGAAATCGCTGGCCGCGCCATGGAATACCTGATTGGCCGGGGCGAGGACTTCACGGCCGACGACCTGCAGGCGCTGCTCGAGGGCGTAGGCGCTGAGCCCATTCAGCCTAACCGAGTGGGCGCACTGTTCAACGTCTACAGCCGCCGGGGGCTCATTACGTTCGCCGGCCGATTCACTCATTCCAAGCGGTATACATCGCATCGCCGGATGCTCAGGGTTTGGAGGGCGTCGTGAGCGACGACAAGCCAATGGCCGAGGTTGTGGCGCTGCCGGTGCCCGGGAGTAGGGCCGAGCGCGTGGAAGCCCTCAGATCGCTTCTCAGCGTGTGGTGGGAGCCACCCGAGGACTTGATCGACACCTTACCCAAGGCGGGCATGCAGCTGCGCTACCTGTCTCACGCTTGGGTGTCCAGGGCGTTCGGGGAGGTCGACCCCGAGTGGTGGTGGGAGCCAATGGGTTACGACGATCAGGGCCAGCCAGTGATTGAGCGTGACAGTCAAGGGCACCCGGTGGGCCTTTGGATCTGGTTGCACCTGTGTGGGACCAAGATCCCAGGTTACGGCTCAGTCGAACCCGGCAAGCGTGAGGCAACTAAGGAGCTGATCGGGGACGCGCTGCGAAACGCGGGCCTCAGGCGTGGCGTGGCGGGCAGTCTGTGGACGAAGGAGAAGCCGAGCAAGAAGGCACCGCGCAAGAAGGAGCCATTGCCGGCCGCTGTCGAACGAAACCTTGAGCACCTGCGCGCCCAGGTTGACCCGCCGGCACACGATGCCGCGCACCACGAGAAGCAGGCGGGCAAGGATCTGTACGACCGGCTCTGTTCCGAGTACGACAAGGACATTGTCAACGGGGCACTGGCGACCCACAAGGTGTCCACGTTCAGCGAGCTCACTCCGGCCAAGGGCGCAGTGATCGAGGCATCGCTCAAGGCCCGGGCCCGTCTTGTCAAGGAGGAAGAGGACCGGGCCAAGCAGCTGGCCAAGGAGCAGGTCGATGCCAAGCGTTCAAAGTGAGGCGGCGTTTCAGTCGCAGATTGTGCAGCTGGCGATAACGCTGGGCTGGTACGTCCATCACACCCGGCCGGCAAAACAGGGCCACCGCTGGCTGACGCCTGTCACTGGCAACGTGGGATTCCCTGACCTGGTCATGGCCCATGAGAAGCGCGGCGTGCTGTTCGCTGAGCTCAAGACTGACAAGGGCGCAGTGAGCGACGAGCAATACAAGTGGGGGCGCAAGATCAGGGACGGCGGGGGCGAGTGGCGCATCTGGCGACCCAAGGACTGGCCCGAGATCGAGAAGCGATTGGGGGCTAAGCAATGATCATCCACGGCCCAAGGCCAACGCGGGACTTCACGGTGCTGCCTAACCGCGTGATCCGCGACGATCACCTTTCATACCGTGCGCGTGGCCTGCTGTGTTACCTGCTGTCAATGCCGCCCGACTGGGAGATCAGCAGCTCCCGGCTGGCACTGATCAGTGGCGAGGGCAGGGACGCCATTCGCACCGCACTGCGCGAGCTCATTCAGGTGGGATACATGGAGCTGCAGAAGCATCAGGGTGCAGGCGGGCACTGGCAGTCCCATTACCTAGTCACTGCAACGCCCTGGTACTTCCAGCCTGAGCCTGTGGATAACGCGGGGGAGCCTGTGGATAACTTGCCTACCGGAGCCTGAGAAACCGGCGCCGGAAAGTCAGGCGCTATTAGTAAGGACTATAAGACCAAAGACTAAAAGAAGGGGGCCATGGCAAAGCAGCGCCGCAAAGACCTGGACGACCCCGGCTATCGCAAAGCCCGCCGGCGATTCATGGAAGAGTGGGATGGGCCGTGCCATTGGTGCAAGCGTGCACGAGCAACCGAGGTTGACCATGTTGTGGGTGTGGTGCATGGCATAGACCCGAGTGATGAATCAAACTGGGTAGGCAGCTGCAAGAAGTGCAACGCTCGACGCGGGGCTAACGATGTGGCGAAGTTACGGCAAAAAAAGTTGGCAGATCGACAAAATGCACAAAGCGCCGGCGTGCAGTTTTTTGGTGCAGATCGTCAAGTCAC